GAAGCTCGGCGTGTACGTCGCAACGATCGCCTGACCACTCGTGGGGATCTTGGACGCGCCGAAGGTGATCGCGCCCGAGCCCGTCGTGGTGCTGTCCTCCTCGCCGACTTCGATGGCGATCTCACCAGCGGCCGGCGTGCTGCCCGCCACGAGGTTGGCCGTCTCATCGACACCGCCCACGAGGAATTCGGTGACGTCGCCAATCGCCAGAATCTTCTGATCGAGGCTGTAGTCACCCTGCGTGCCACCCGAAGCGCCGTCACCCGTGCCGACCGCTTCGCTCGTGATCGTCTGGAACGTCACCTCAACGCTCGACTCCGTGATGTCGCCGTGCGTGAGATCGAGGAACGTGTCGAACTCATTGCTGGCCGGCATCGTCACGTCGGTGTTGCCCGCCGCAGCCGCATCCGCCGTGGTCACCGTCAGCGACTCAGCGCCGAAGATGTACTGCGCCACGTTGGACTTGAAGTTGAACAGCTCGAACACCATGCTCACAGCGAGCTTCGAGATGATCTCACGATCAACCGTCAGCGTGCCTGCGTCGCCGCGTTCAAGCGCCAGCGTCTCCACTTCCTTCTGAAGCGCCTCACTGGAAAGAATTCCCAGGGGCACCGCCGTTGAGCTCCCGCTCGGAGTGAACATCACCACCGAGAATCCGAGGAGCAGATTGTCACGAGTGAACGTATCACTCGGCCGTGTCATAACCGGCATGTGTCACCTCCTGCGGAGCAGCTATGCTGCCCTGTCCGTAATATACACCCAATCAGCTGAAAGCGAAAGCTGGAACCATGTCCCATCGGGACCGATCTCAACAGGCGCGCTGATGTTGCTCAGCATCGCGTACGTCGCTCCGCTGTTTTCAAGCCACAGCAATGCGCTGTCGGCCAAATCGTACGCGCGATCCGTTGAGGAACCCTCGCGCACATAAACTTCGATGGTGATCTTGCCCGAGCGGTGCCACTGCGTGCGGGCCACGCTGTTGCTGAACCGCTGCTGGCCTTCCTCCTCGGTGCCGGCGATGAAGAGCCGCACCCATGCGGCGTCCAGATCCTCGCCCGCGCTCTCGGGATCGAAGGGCAGATTGGGGTAGGCAACCGGCACCGTCGGGTGGGTGGCCGTCCAGAAGGTCTCAAACGAGCCCAGCAGATCATCTCGGAATGCCTTGGGCGTCACGTTGCTCACAGCTTCACCTCAAGATCGTAGTACAGGAGCGTGTCGCCAGGCTTCACGGGCTTCGAGCTGAGCACCTCGAAGGTGCGCGAGCCGTCATCCACCTTCCAATCGCGCCCCATCTCCTCAGGAAGCGTGCTCAGAGCCTGGACGATCACGCGGGTTGTCTTCTGCTCCACGTTGCTGAGCCCGACTCCAACACCCGCCGTCACGGCATCAAACGCCTTACGCTTGCTGTTCAGGAACACGCCCACGGCGCTGATCGCCTGGGTGTCGATGTCCGCAGATGCCGGCTCAGCCCAGGGCTTCGCCGGATCCGCAGCTGTTCGCGAGTTGCGGCGCAACGTGACCGGCCGACCGAAGTCAGTGATCAGCGTGTCCGCAACCGCGAGCAGTCCTGAATAGTCAAACGCCAAGGTGGATCACTCCTCGCCCGTAGGCTCGGGGCCATCGGCCTCCATGACCGCTTCAGCCGTGATCTGCTCGATCAGCGCAGCCTGCTCGGCCTGAGCAATCTCCTCGGGCGTCTTGATGTCAACCACGGGGGTGCCCACGCCGATCGCCTGAGTGGGCTCAAATTCGGCAAGCTCGATGCGATTGGACTGCCAGAACCGCTTGAGCTTGGTGCGTCCCATCTGATCGGTGACATCCTGAGGCAGGACCTCACCCGCCGCGTACTCCGTACCAAACAGGTGGAGCCGCTTGCGTGCGATGAACGCCGCATTGGGATCAAACTGCTGTTTCCAGTGCCGCAGGCTCCGTACCTTGCGGCCAGTGGGCTTGTTGCCCTTCGATTTGCGAGCTGCCATTGCGGCCTCCTTGGTCAAACGTGAGAATCAATCGTCAACATGGTTGGCGATGGTAAACGTGGGGCCTGAGTCTGCTCGGAATCTGTACATCAAACATCCTCAGCCTCGTTGCGAGGCAAGGGAGGGTGGGCGGCCACCCCTCCGTGACCGCCCACCAAACCATTGCTACTACGAATCAGGGCTCAACAGCGACGTCAAGAATGTCGTTGAAGAAGTAGCCCAGATCGGCGCTGACCAGCTTCTGGTCAAACGCCATCTCGATCTCGACCCGATCGGACGCCTCGGGCTCCATGCGGAACCGCTTGATGCGGGATCCCGCCGTGGTCGCACCGAGATGACCCGTCCAGCTGAACGTGTAGCCAGCCGAGGGGGTCATGAGGCCAGGATTGGCCGGCCGATACGACAGGAGCGCGTGATCACCACCGATGAAGGCGTGGACATTCGTCGCACCCTTCGCAGCGGTGTTCTGGATCGCGTCCATCACGAGGATCTCATCGACTTCGAAGAGAGCCGCAACGCGCGCCTTGTTGACCATGGCCGGACCACCAGGGGTCTGACCAGCGTCAAGCCGACCAACGATGTCCGGGTGATCGAGCAGCCGGTCAAAGACCGCGCGCGAGCACGTCAGGACGTTGGGCCGGAAGCCCGTGGCCTGCTGAACATACCGCTTGCCCTCGCGGACATCCTCGATGGGCGTGGACGAATCCGAAGCCCAACCCAGGAGGTTGTTGTTCGCACCGATGGTCGTGGGGTCGAACGCAGCCGAGCGAGCCGACGTGCCGTCCACTTCAAACGTCCATTTGGCCGTGGTGAAGTACTCAGTGGACCAGAGCACCTCGCGCTTGATCAGCGCCTTGGTGGTCACGAAGTCAACAGCCTCTCGCTCAAGGTTGATCGAGCTGTCGGCGTTGTTTCGCACCTGGTCGTGGATGTCCTTGTGGTATGCCCACACATCCGCACTGTAGTTGTCCGTGGAGATGGTATATCCACCGCCGCTGGACTGCGTACCGGGAGCACGTCGCTCCATCTCGTCGCGGTTGAATTCGCCGCGATCGTACGTGTAGTACTCATCGCTGCGGTTGGTGACGGGGATGTTCGGGAACACCTTGTCCGCCACGAACATGTCCTGGTCCTGCGTGAAGGCAAGACTGAGGTTGGTGAGGGGTCGATCGACATGAACGTCACCACGACCCGGCTGAATGAACGGCATTTTGGAACCCTCCTATGCCAAGTGCGTGATGGTTAGACCGCGCCCTTTTCGTTGATGTTGAGCAGGACCGACACAATGTCGCCCGCCGCCGCTGCGTCTTCGAGGGCGAAGCCCACAACGAAGTCACCAGCCGCAACCGCCGTGTCATCGACACGACCGTCAGTGCCCGCAACCAGCTCATCGCCGGCCGTGAACGCGCCAGCAGCTTCGATCATGACGATCCCGCCACCGACGTTGACCGAAACCACGTCACCCGACGCAGCCGCCTCGGCCGTCACACCCACGTATCCGTTGGCCGGATCGAGGGGGTAGATCGCCGTGCCCGAGGCATCGAGCCCCACAACGCGACCAATCGCAAGAGCCTCACCCGCCGTGAGCGAGACACCAGTACAACTTTCATAACGAGCCATTGTCGTTACCTCCGTGTCCTTGAGTCAGAGACTCAGTTGGCGAGCGGGTTGCGCTCGGTGGTGGACTTCTGGTAGAGGGCCGATCCCTCTGCCGACTTCAGCACTTCGTCCCAAGCCTTGTACTCGGGCACGCTGTGCTCCGTGGCGTACTTCGCCACCATCTGCTCCAGGGCCTTCTCGGAGTCCGAGGAGACAGGCTTGAAGCCCTCGCCCTTGTTCAGTCCGTGCTGCTCCGGCGTGCCCTGGGCGCGCTCGAAGATGCCGCTGTTGGCAGCCTTGAGGGCTTCGAGGGCCTGCTCACGCACGCCTTCGTCCTCAATGCCTTCGACAGCCTTGAGCAGCTGACCGCGTACCGACGCATCGCCGGGCAGGTTGCCCAGGAGATCCTCGGCGCGCTTCGCCAGCTCCAGACCCTC